CGGTATTCACGGATAGGGTGGCCTTCTATGGTTGGAGTGGTACTTAAAATCATAACGTATGTTTTAAATAATTGAAAATTAAAAACTTATGCAGACTGCTTTTTTCTTGTGCAGTTTTTATTCAGGTTTTTCACGATTTCTGCCGTGAAGCCAGTCGCATAGAACTCACCAGAGCCAAGGAGCAGCCAGTATGGGTTGATGTGGTAATCACGGACTAGGAACTGAACCCAAGACGGACGAAAGCGACCGTAGTACTCGGCAGGCTTTTCTCGCAGGGACATGATGTTCCAGCGGTTGATACCATACCGGTCTGTTATTGTCTTCAGACCGCCAATGCAATCATCAGCCTTCAGGCGGTCGATGGCAGAGAAGAAACGAACTACTATATCCACATCAGCGGACATCAGATTTTTATCTTCCATATTATTTTATCTTTTTGTAGGCTTCGCTGAAAACGCTTTCCAGCCTTGCCCGGTGGTTATTCAATCTTTGCGACCAGTCCTGCAACTGAGCCAGCGTTGGGCGAGAAGCCAGCAGCCCATCCACCTCGGAAGGGGTGAGCACTGGTAAATATTTCTCGTAGGCGAGAAGAACACTAAGATACTTCATTCAAACAAGAATTGCCGAGGTTGTTTCTTTCTTTTAATTTCATCAAAGCCACCTTTGGCAACATCAGCTAGACTTTTGTAGGTATAGAATGATGAGGATGGAAGAAACCCTTTTTTGTTTTCGATGGTAACACCTTCTGCGGATGGGATAAAGAGGAAACCTTCTACCTTTCCAGTTGTTACCTCGTTTCCGTCAATCGTGTCGTCAAGCCTGTAAGTCCTACCCTTTTCTTCACCTTCAAGTGAGACAAGAAACTTGAGCGTTCTTTGCAGTTCGTTTCTTCCACGAAACCTAAGATAGAAAGATTCAATCATCTTAGCTGAATTAACATTGTTTATCTGCCAGTAATACACCGTGTCTTTTTGCGGCTCAAAAACGGTGTAGCTAATAACTGGAGAAACATCATAACTCCTAGATAAAAGTGTTTGCGAACGCACACCCACGCACGCAAGCGCAAGCACGAATAACATTATTATCTTTTTCATATTACTTTTCGTTTAAATGATTAATATTTCTTTCATAGAACTCATTCCAAGCCTTTTTCTTGATGAAGACGAAGAAGAGCAGCAGCCCTAGGGCGACCATCAGCAGCTGCAGCGGTTGGCGAGAAACACCGAACCCGAAAGAACGCTGGAAGTCGATGCAGAATGAAATCAGCACTCCGTATGTAGCGAACGCTCGATGCACCCAGCAGAAGCCATAGGCAAGGCTGACGATGATCCAGGCGATGAAGCCAAAGAGCGAGCAGTCGAATATCCACTCTGTGAGTTTTGCCCTATAGCCCAAAGAGAGCAGGGTGCAGTGAATCAGCATCACAAGCGCACCCACTGGAGGGATGATGCCTATTATCAACCTGCTGGCTTTCCATAGCCAGCTTTTCCCGAGGGCGGCAAGAAGAACCTTCTCCTTCCGCTCTATGAAATCCTCATCTTTCATCGTTACTTAGAATTTTAGTTGATATTGTACCTTGAGCGAGAACTAAAGTTCACGCAGCCATTTCTCGCCAGATTTCGTCTTAGACCAAATCACGAGACCTGTGCCGATAACCGCACCTATGAACATAAATAAAGTTGCTAGTTCCATAATCTAAACATTTGAATTATTATACTTCATTACATTATTAGCGAAATAAGCGAAGGCGAATGACGCTATGACACCGAAGGCAATAAAAAGGATATTATACAATCCTATCTCATCGCCAGTAATCAATGGAGAGAAACCACCGATACCCGTTCCGCTTATAAACAGATTGGAGACACCATACAGATACGTTGCAAGCAGCGTCCTGCGGTCGTGCTCTTTAATTAACTTACTAACCATACTTTTTCATTTTGCAAAGTTACAAAATTATTTCTGTCCCACAATGGCAAGCAGGGTTTCAACTTGCTTTCGAAGAAAAGAATTTTCACTTTCCAAGCTTTCGACCCTAGCCTGCAGTGCAGCATCACTACCAAGCGACTGGGAGACGTTTGAACTGTTCGAACCATTGACATTTGAACCGAAAACAGCCTCTTCCATCTCGGCTGGTAGGGGAGGGGCGCATCTGTCGATGATTGCCTTTATCTTTTGGATAAAATCAATTTTTATAGTTTTGCGACCAAGACGAGCCTGCACATTCTGTGGTGTAGTCCCCAGTTCTCTAGCTACATCGCTCATTGTCAAGCCCGAACGCTTTATATACTGCTTTAATTCTTCTCCACTCATAATTGTAAATCAATTTAAAATTAATTAAAAACTTATTAAAAACAACCGCAAAACAATTGTTTTTCAATTTTCTTTTTGTATTTTTGCAACCGAATTACAAAGCGAGTTTAAAAACTCTTTTGCAAAGATAAAGAAAATAATTTAAAATACAAATAAAATGGGAGAAAATTTTAATTATGATTTTCGAACACCGTTGCAGAAGCAGCAGGACGAAAGAAAGAAGAACATCATAGCGATGTTTGCAGATTTCCGAGCAAAAGCACCTGCCGAGACCTCAGACAGCAGAATAATGCTCGCAGTATCACAGCGTGTTGGTTGCACCCAGCAGAACGTGCGTGTTATCCTCATCAAAGCCGGATTGATAACACCAAAGAAGAGACGTGCAGCCGTACGCAAATAATCAAGTAGAACCAATTTAAACATTCAGAGCGTATGAAGAAGTTTATCGAGATTATCACAAGTGACGAAGTAATAAGCCTGGCAGTTGCCATCGTATTAGTAACTTTAATCTTTTGGAGGGCTTAGTTATGACGAACGTAGAACCAAAGGTAGCGGATGCAGGCAGATACACCATGACAGAGACCTGCAAGGTGCTTGGCATCCATCGCAACACCCTGCGCAGATGGTTGCAGGCTGGTAAGATTAAGGTCAAGTTCCGCAGAATCGACAACCGCAAGGTTTTCGAGGGCAGCGAGATTAAAAAAGTCTGGAGGATTGCCCTATGAGCAAGTTATCAATCAATATGCGCAGGATGATCGTGAAGTACACAGACATCTGCTGGCTTATCACTAACTGGAAGGCGAACCGCAAGACCAGAAAGCAATGCGAACTGAACAACAAGTGCTACTTCGAGGCAGAGCGGAGAATCCAGTACAGAGAGTTTGAAGGCAACCTTTGCGTGGCACTGGATAACATACCGCTCATACCAGTGGACGAAATTGGCGACAACGAGGTATTGAAGTCGTGCCGTGAGACCTTCCAAAGTTACATATTCAATAAGAGAGGAGGTAACGAATGAAGAAGATAATAGAGGATTGCAGAGAGAAAATGTACGATGCCATTTGGCTGGAGTTAGACCGTGAACCGCAGCGACCAGCGGTTGCAAGGGTAGACATCAAGACCAAGGCAGGCGACATTTCAGTATGGTGCGACAGAACCGGGAACACAGCGGTCGTGTCGCACAAGAATAACAACAACGACAGCGAGCGGCTGGAGGAAGCTATCGAGGGTTGCGTTAACTATCAAGACGTGATGGACGACTGGCTGGAGGAGACCAGCCAATACGCAGACCAAGACCCGATGGACGCCTTCGAGGAAAGCAGGCTCGACAGCCTTATGGCTCAACTGGTTTGATTACGATGTTAAACAATTATTATATGGCTTTCTGCAGCGGCAGGGCAAAGGGCGCACGCAAAACTCATTTTTCAAAGGTTATCTAAAATTAGTTGTTTTTACCATGTAATATGCGGAAACGACAGCGTGCGCCCTGCAACGGAAGGGCATCCCTCGGCAGCTGGCAAGGGGGGGTAAGTTTTGGCAGTCAACTGGGGTTCGAATCCCCAGCCTTCCACTAGAGTTAATGAACAATAAGTTGAACAATAAAAAGAACGAATTATGGAAAATGAAATTATTCAAGTGAGCGGTGGCGAAATGCTGGAAGCTATCAACCGCTCGGAGATTGACGGACAGATTGCAACAGCGCACAAGTTCCCGAGAGACATCATGCAATGCAAGAAGAACATGGTATCACTTGCAGCGATGGACGATGATGTGGCCTACAACTGCTTCTATCATCTGGAGCGCAAGGACAAGGACGGAAAGACAACAGTAATCGAGGGTCCTAGCGTCAGGTTTACGGAAATCATTTCCGCCTGCTGGAAGAACCTGCGCATCGCTGGCCGCATCATCGCAAACGATGGCAAGACCATCACGGCACAAGGCGTATGCCATGACCTAGAGAGCAACGTTGCATACTCTACCGAAGTAAAGCGAAGCATTCTGACCTCGAAGGGCTACACCTACTCGCAGGATATGCAGGTGGTGGTTGGCAATGCGGCAGTTGCCATTGCTCAACGCAACGCAATCTGCAAGGTCGTGCCGCAGGTCTTAATTGCAAGCGTGGTGAAGGAAGTGCAGGCAAAGGCACTCGAGCACATCAAGCAGACTGGCGTACAGAGCCAGTGGAAGAGCTGCGTAGCCTGCTTCCAAGTGTACCAGGTAACAGACCTTATGCTGCTGGAATACCTGGGCAAGAAATCAGCCGAGGAAGTCACGGCAGAGGATATTCAGAAGCTGGCCGGTGTGTACAACGCCATCAAGGAAGGCACGACCACAGTAGAGGAGACCTTCAAGAAGTTAAAGCAGCAGGAAGCCATCGCACAGCAGGCGCAGGCAGCAGCCGATGATGCCAAGAACAAGGCGCAGAAGGCAATGAACCGCAGCCAAGGCAAGACTGGCACAGCCGCGAAAAAGTAGTTTAGTTTATAATGTTATAGCGTTTCCCAATTAGCCGCAGGGCAACCTTCAGGGTGGGAACCTGACCAGATTATAGGGAACCTGCGGCAACTATTAAACATTCAGCAAAATTATGGCAGAAAAAGAAAACAATCAGAGACACAAGAGCACCATCGACAAGTACTTTGACAGAACCGCCAAGGCATACAAGACATGGGTCGAGGAAAACGAGGAAGAAAGAAATTTTCTACAGATTGCAGCAGAAGATAATGGGGATATAAGCGAAGAAGGTGGCAAAGGTTTCGATTTCCATATTGCCTATTCCGGAAAAGCCGATATCCTCGCAAGTGGACTTGTGCATTCAATGAAGAGGGATGAATTCGTTCGTCAGCTTATCATTGGAGCAGCGAAAATGTATTATACCGCAAACATAAAAATAAAAGACAATGAAGCAGATAATTAAATATAGAAGCAGAGAGGAGTGGTTGCAGAACCGCTCGAAGGGAATAGGTGCATCAGAGGCAGGCACAGTACTGGGACTGAATCCATGGGAGACACCATACCAGTTGTGGAGACGCAAGAAGGGTATCGACCCACCAAAGGTTGAGAACTTTGCGATGGTTGCAGGACATCTGCTGGAGGATGCCGTGGCGCAGTTCTTCAAGCGAGAGAGCCACTGCCACATCATCAAGGCGAGCACGGACGACTACACCATCACGAACACCGATACTCCGTATCTGCGTGTATCTCCTGACCGCACTTTTTGGAGAACCGGAGCAAAGCACAATGAAGTGGAAAAGTCTATCCTAGAGTGCAAGACCACGCAGATGCAGATAGATGCAGACGACCTTCCGAAGCATTGGTTCTGCCAGCTTCAGATGAACCTAGGAGTGGGCGAATACAAGGATGGAGCACTTGCCTGGCTGACAGCAGGCAGGGAGTTCGGCTACCGTGACATCGACTTCGACCCCGAGTTCTTCGGATGGATGAGGGACGAGATAACCAAGTTCTGGCTTGACTACATCGTGGGCAACCAAGAGCCGCCAGCCTACAGCGCACAAGACGTTCTCCTAAAGTCTCCTCTACATGTAGCTGGCAAGGAAGTGACCGCAACGAAGGAGATACTCGAACAGATTGCTAGGCTCAAGGAACTCAAGGTTCAGAACAAGAAACTGGAGACCGAGCAGGATGAGATTGAGAACAACTTGAAGCTGTTCTTCGGGGACGCAGAGAGCATCGTTTCGGATTCCGGAAAAACGCTGGCAACATGGAAAGCACCGAAGGCAAGCGAGAAGTTCGATGCCAAGGCTTTTCAGGCAGACCATCCTAAAGCGTGCGCCAAGTACATCAAGCAGGTGCAAGGCGCAAGAAGATTGCTCATTAAGTAAAGGCAGGGCTTATGGCTGTTCTTATATCAAAAACCGACCTACGGAATATAATTTCCCAACTGGAGAATTATATTTCCCTAGGTGGGGAAGTGACAGTACCGACCGACACAAGCCAGCGGAACAAAATCCGGATGGCCACCGTGCTCAAACGGAAGCTGGAAAAGAAATTATCATTATCAGAATAAAGCATCATGAACGATTCATTCATCTTATACACATCATACTACGCTCTTATCGAGGGGCTGACCGATGAACAACTCGGGCAACTTACGAGAGCGATATTTCTCTACGCAAGGGATGGGGAGACTATTAGTCTCGAACCAGTCGTGCGTATGGCTTTCGGTTTTATCGTTGACGATATGAAACGGAATAAAGCCAAGTACGAAGAGAAGGTCGAACGATGGAGGGCAAACGGTAGAAAGGGTGGTGCTCCGAAGGGAAATCAGAACGCAAGAAAGAAACAACCAGTTGGTTGTGAAAATAACCAAGAGGTTAAAAAAACAACCCAAAATAACCAAGAGGTTAAAAAAACAACCTTATATGATAATGATAATGAATATGTAAATGATAATGTTTATGATAATGATAATGATGTTTCTAAAGAAACAAATATATTAGAACCTTCTAAAGAAGCTTCTATGCAAAGTTTTTCAGCGAAAAACGTTTGCGCTGCAGAAGAGCCGCAAAAAAGTTCTGAGAAGAAGAAATCCAAGAAAGGCGAAATCGACTACGCAGCCATCAAGGACTACTGGAACGAGCAGCACGACAAGACCAACAGCGCAATGCGAAGGCTGACGCTGATGACGGACAACCGCAAGGAGGCAATCAGAGGAAGGCTCAAGGACTGCAAGGGAGATATTTCCAAGATTTACCTGGCCATCGACAAGGCTATGGCCAGCGACTATCTGAACGCAGGGCATTCCTGGGCATCATACGACTGGGTAATGACAAGGAAGTATTTCCCGAAGGTGCTGGAGGGCAACTACGACAACACCAAGCCAGCCACAAGCCAGCAGCCGCAATCGGCAGCAGCCAGGGCGCAGGATCCAGCGGCAACGGCAAGACCGAGCATCGGGGAACTCTACAAGCAAGCCAAGCACCAGCAGCCAGCGAGCCAGCAGAGCCAAGACAGCAAGTTCCGGTGGGTAATCCAGCAGAACCTCGAAGACTTGAAGAAGAACCCGAACAACAAGCCAGCCAAGGATTCGCTGACAAGATACTACGAACGTGGAGTTCTGCAGCGGCTGGGCATCGACTGGAAGCCCGAAAAATAACGGATGAGGGTAAAATCAGCCGCTCTGGGACGTTTTCATGCTTCGGGCGGTAAATTATAAGGCAAACAGATTTTAAACACTTAAAACAAAAGAATTATGGCAAAAGAAGTATGTATTGTAAACAGCGAATGCTTCAAGACAGAATACCCGGTAGGTTCGACAATTAGCATTGAAGGTGTAAATTGCAATGTGGTTGAGGATATAGGCTTACCTGTGGAGAACTGCCACGAGTGCATCTTGTACGGTAAGAGAAAAGGCATTATGTGCAGGAATCTTGCTTGCCTGGACACCGAAAGAGAAGACCACAAGTTCGTACACTTCAGAAAGATTTAAAGCCATGAATGAATTATTTTTTCACGAATGCAGAGCCGCAGGGCTTGTATTCAAGACCTCAGACGACTGGTTCAAATGGCTGACCGATAACAGCTACGACATCAAGAAGCCGGTCGCAGAGCATGAAGGCTTCCAATACAACATTAATGATACTTGCATCAATCCGCACATAATCGAGTATGCCGTAGAGGGTGCAGACAACTGGGGATGGAAGGTAATGACCGCCAACACCCAGTTCGGCTGGATATGGGGGTGCGATATTCAGAACGGAAATACCGAGTGTAATATTTGTCCGGTTGGCTACCCGAGCAGATATGACGATCTCAGCATCTTCTACGGTAATGAGAAAGAAGCGGTTCAAGATGCTCTGACCTACATCATCAAATACCTCGGGAAGAATGCTGGAACCAAGAACACCAACCTACTTCTCTGGGCAGCTAAGAAGAAGCGAGCAGACATCATTCATCCACAGCAGGAACTTTTTAAATAAAAAAATATGAAAAAGATAGAAATCATCACGGACGAACACCGACATCACGTATACGTTGACAACACCGATTTCTGGCTCAATACTCAGGAACTGTTGGAACTTTATTTTAAACTCGGACACGTTAAGTTATAAACAATAAAAAACATTCAGACAATGGAACAGAAAGATATTGATATTTACGAGATACTCAAAAATGAAGAGTACGGTACAGAATTGTACACACCAAAATGCGGAAGGGTGTGGCACAGTGGAATGGCAAACGACAAGGACAGTGCGAAAGCAATCTGGACTGAGGACGAAGCTGGAAGAGAACACTTTTTCGACAAGAACGGAAAAATCTATAAAGAAGGAGAAATTCTGCTCTTCCCTTCCAACGAAATGAGAGATTGGAGCAAGTTCTTTAAGAAGGGAGACGTGCTGGTTAGCAATGATAGCGACAGCCATATAATCTTTAATGGTTTCTCAAAAAATGATTATACTACATTTGAAGGTAAACACTGGATTAGTGTAAGTAAAAAGAGACATGTATCTTGTTTGAAAATGCAGAATGTACAAGACTATCATATTGAAGATAACAAAGATTCTGCTCAGACCTACATCAACGCTATTGAGAAATTTTGTGGTGGCAAGTTGAACCGGGAAACACTGGAGATTGAGAAGCCAGCGAAACTTACGTTTGAAATTGGCAAACTCTACGTTTTCAACGAGGACGATGAGGACGGAGAGTTGACTATCATCGGCAAGCTCATTGATAAGAACGAAAGCGAGGACACGCTGACATTTGGCGACCAGTACGAAATCGAGAACCAAAAGTTCGTGACCGACCAGACATTCGACCTGCGTATCAGCGTTAACAAGGAACTTCGAGAAGCGACAGATGGCGAACTTCTCATGTTTCAAAAAGCTCGTACCCTCTGGAAGAGAGAGAAGGAAGAGAGGGAGCATCCAGCCTTCAAGGTCTTCGACAAGGTGCTGGTAAGGAACGGAAAGAGATTCAAGTGGCAGCCAGCCTTCTTCGTTCGTGACCGTGGAGAGGAAGCAATTTACAGATATAAAGTCTTGCTTATCGAAAAAGGAAAAGTGGGAGACTTCACCAGCTGCATCCAATTCGAGGGACACGAGAATATCGCCTTCACTGACTACGACATCGAGAACCTTCCTTTCTAGTGGGCGTATGGCGAGTGAATTATGCAAGGCTTGCGATGCCGGGCGAAACTGCTTAAACGGCATCTATTGCCCGGAGCGCAAGCAATATGTAGAACATCAGGTAATACTTGAATGCAATGAGCGATTTCGCAACAAGGGAGAAGAACAGAACGTACTACCAGGAACACCGGGAACAGATCCTCAGAGCCACGAAGGAGTGGAGAAAAAGGAATCGGGAGAAGTATCGGGCGTACCAGAAGGAGTACTGGAGTAAGCACTACCGGAACTACGGTACCAAGAACCGGGTAGCCGACAGAGCGATGCGTGAGAGGAAGAAGCTGGACGTAGAGAAGGCTCTTTCCATGTTCAAGAATCCGCAGCAGGCAGCGCATCTGGCATGGCTGCTCGAAAACAAAAAAGAATAATCGGTCGTGAGTTCAATAATAGAGTTTTTAACCAGCGAGGACAGAAGGGGATGGCTCCCTATCAAAACAAATAAACTTATAACATCTTGAAATTACGATATGAGAGCCGGAAACGCATTTCCCGAAGTCTGACAACAAACAAAGAAAGCGAGGTGGTACATGAAGAAGTAAGAAAAAGAAATCGTTAGAAATTATGCTTTTATTCATTCGGCTGGCGGTGGAAGAAGGAAGAACCCTGCAAAAATTCATTCATTGTTATTCTTATTTTGCCCGCAGATAACTTCCGGAATCCCTGCCAGCTTTCTCTATCGCAACCCAAAAGAAGGGAAAGAAAGGGGTAGGGGAAAGATAGGGATAATAACGCATGTGTGTACGTATGTGCGCACGTAAAGGGTGTTGGATAATAAACTCACCAGCAAAACAAAATAAACGCTTATGCGTGAAATTTAAACAAAATAAGTACTTTAAAGAAAAAATGGAAAAAGGAACAGTTATAATCGGAATCGACCCCGACAACCAAGAAAGCGGAGTTGGAGCAGTCTTTGACGACAAGAAGTTTCTCGCCTACAAGATGAACTTCCCAGCTTTGATAGATTACCTCAAGGCTATGAACGAGAGTTGCAAAAAGATTAAGGTCGTTATTGAAGGCGGCTGGCTCAACAAAAGCAACTGGCATGTTCTTAATCGGTTCATGACAGCAGTCAAGGCAGCAGCAATCGGACGCTCTACCGGAATGAACCATCAGACCGGAATCTTGATTGTCGAGTGCTGCAAACACTACAATATCCCCTGCGAAATCATCAAGCCACTAAAGAAGTGCTGGAAGGGTAAAGACGGAAAAATCACCCAAGACGAACTTGCTTATTTTGTAAGCGCAGGAGAGAAATTGCCGAGAATGAACCAAGACCAGAGAGACGCACTTCTCCTCGCATGGGTCTGTGCAGGATACCCGGTCAGAGTGAAGCCGCAGAAACCACAGACAACCCTGCAGAAGACCATCAGAGCCTTTGATGGATAAGATAAAAACGAAGTGTTGGAAAAAGTTAAAAGTGTGCAAAGAACAAACAACTAAAGCAAAAAAGTCGTATCTTTGCGCCAGTGTTTATCAGATAAGCATGAATTTCGAACTTAAAACAAGAAGAAAATGAAAACAGAAGAAATCGCACTATCGAGGGTCAGCGAGAACGAAGCGAACCCGAGAACCATAACTGAGGCGAATTTCCAAAAGCTGGTAAAGAGCATTCTTGTATTTCCTAAGATGCTCCAGCTTCGCCCTATAGTCGTAGACGAGACCTACAAGGCACTGGGTGGCAATATGAGAACGAGGGCACTCTGCCACATCGTGAGCATGACACCGGAAGCCATCATGGACGTTCTCGACACAGACCAGCGGCTGACCGATGCAGAGAAACTGGCAATCGCCAACTACTGGAGCCAGTGGAAGGAGCAGCCAACTGCAACGATCGTCAAGGCATCAGACCTCACGGAAGGACAGAAGAAAGAATTCATCATCAAGGATAATGCTGGCTTCGGAGACTGGGACACCGATGCACTGGCAAACCAGTTCGGAGACCAGCCGCTGACGGACTGGGCAATCCCACAATGGATTCTCGGTATGGCAGGCATCAGCAATGAGCAAAAGGAGGGGGGCGATACTCCAACAGAAGGAGAAGGAGCACCGAAACCAAGCCTAGTGGATAAGTTTGTCGTTCCTCCCTTCTCAATCCTCGACACACGCCAAGGATACTGGGTAGAGCGAAAGAAGCAATGGCGTGCCATCGTTTCCAGCAAGGACATCGGGGCAAGCCGTGAACAGACACTCGTCCGCTCAAAGGAAATGCGATACAAGGAACTGTACAGCAAGAGCGAGAAGTTCAGAAAAGAGAAAGGCATCTCTTTCGATGAGTATCTCGAGAACTATGTATCGCCCGAAGAGAAAGCCAAGGCAGACCGTAGCGTATTGGCGCAAGGTACAAGCCTTTTCGACCCAGTGCTGGCTGAAATCATCATGCGATGGTTCTGCAAGCCACACGGAAAGATTATCGACCCATTCGGAGGAGAGCAGACAAAGGGCGTTGTCGCTGGCACGCTAGGCTACGACTATCAAGCTGTGGAAATCCGCAAGGAGCAGGTCGACATCAACACAGAAGCGACCAAGGACTACGGCAGCGTGAAATATTTCTGCGGTGATTCAAACAACATCGGGCAGATAATCAAAGACAGCGATTTCGACCTCTGTTTCACCTCGCCACCATACTACGACCTGGAAGTCTACAGCAAGGAAGACATGAGCGCACTCGGCACATACGAGGAATTTATGAGCCAGTACGAAAACATCTTCAGACAATGCGTAGACAAAATGAAGGATGGCTCATTCCTGGTTGTCAAGATTGGGGAGGTGCGAAACAAGAAGAACGGAGAGTACCGGAATTTCGTTGGAGACAATATCTCCACTTTCCTGCGGCTCGGTCTTCACTATTACAACGAACTCATCCTGATCGAGCAGGTCGCATCCCGATGCTTGAGAGCAGACGGAGGCATGAAGTCACGCAAGACACAGAAGTGCCACCAAAACGTGCTCGTTTTCTATAAAGGCGAAATGGACGAAATCAAGAAGACGTTCGAGGATATGAAAATGCCCGAAAAGATGCACTCCAACGTGCTGGTATTCTACAAGGGCGACCCGAAACACGTTCAAGACCATTTCCAGCCTATCGAATACAACGAGGAAGAAGCGCAACAGCTTGCGGACACCTTCAACAGCGTAGCACCACCAGCAGGAGAGGAAGAACAACCAGCAGAGGAAGGAGGGCAGAGCGATGAAGACACTGACGATTGACATCAGCCAAAGGGCAAAAACAATCCGTGCCTGCATCATCAAGCGGCACATGGAAGAGAACCACATCGACCGCTGCGTCTGTTTCTCCTGCGGCAACGCATCAAGAGCCATCAAGGAGGCAGGCATCCCCTGCGTGGAAATTTCTCCCGGTGGCGATTTGAGTGCGAACCGCTGGTGGAGCATGAACGAGATACGCAACACCTTCCCCGATTCCTTCGATGCAACCAGCGGACACCTGCCCATGGATATGATGAACCAGCTGGCAGCGGAATACAGAATGACTTTTTCCGACATCATCAAGAAGGGACAGACCTACACCATACCGACCGGAAGCGGTGAGACCGTAATCTGCCTGCGGATGGCTTTTCCTAAGTCGCATTTTATTGCGCAATGGGATAACCAGGATCCAAGCTGCGAGTACTCAGACCAAGCACCGATGGCGCAACTGGTAAAAGCAACCGGGGAATGGGAGATAATAAACGGATGAGACGATATGCGGGCGTATGCGGCACGTTCTCAAACCATGCGTATAACTAAGCGTGATTGAAATGTTCGAGCCGTGTGCACGAAATTCGCAGAAAATAACCTCCAAGGGAGCGGAAACGAAAAAGGCAGGAGATTAACCCCTGCCCATCGCTTTAATAATACATTGATTGATGAAGTCGCTTCGGTCTTTCTTATCGACCCCTGCCAAGATGTTAGCCACGTCCTCGGTAGCACCGAAATAGAATGTTGCAGCGTATTTCTTCGTTCGCCCTGCACCCTTGCGAGCACCTCCCCAAGATTTGGAGGTAGTTTCATTCGTAGTACTCATAATGTTAAAAATTTGGTGATATGAAAATTAATTCGTAAATTTGCAAACGAAATCCCAAAGTGGGGTGGTGGTTCGAGCACCACCCCTTGGAGTTAGAATAATCTAATCGTAAATGATAAGATTTCTATTTTCCAAATCTTTAATGAAATTTTCAGTACGTTCATAAGACTTTGGGATTTCATTTTACTTTTCCCTCATCCTCGGAGGGTTTCAGTAAGTAAGGACACTTCCCTTATTACGTTTGCAAAGATACGAAATTTATTTGAAATATGCAAGTTTTTCAAGTAGAATTTTTATAAAAAATCAAATAAATTTCAAGGAATCAAAATATGCCACAAGGTAACAACAATAAACATCGAGCGCAGAAAATCGACATCGAGAACCGCCTGCAGATTATCGCACCCCTATACCGCAGAGGGTGGACGGAGCGAGAAATCACGGCAGAGGTTCGCAAGCGGCTCGACAGACCGAAATACAATCAGGCACACTGCGACATTCAGCGGTTATTGAAGGAGTGGAGGGAAGAGAGACTTACCGACACAGACGAGAAAATAACCAGCGAGGTGGCAAGGTTGAAGCTGGTAATACGTGAAGCGTGGGAAGCCTGGGAGAAGTCCAAGGAAGACTACCACGAAAAGACATCGAACCAGCAGGGACTGCCAGTCGTAGATGAGCGAGGGAGGATGGTTTCTATCGAGACCGTCAAGACGATGATGTACGATGCCGAGAAGCGAGGATTCGGAGAACCACGATACCTCGACATCATCATCAAGGCAGAGACGCAGATTTGCAAGTTGCTCGGACTGGATAAGGTCGTGCTCGACCTGAACGCAGGCTTCCAAGGCGGCATCGAGGTACGCTACATCAACTCTGGACACCAGTGTGCATCCAGCGAGCAGGAAGTAATCGAGCGTGAGGGATTGAACGAAGAATAATTTTTTACCATAATTTTGTTTTAAGTTTTATTGTTTTTAAGAATGGCACTATTTGACGTTATTGGTGAACTGTATGACCCGAATGCGGACGTGAAGCCAAGGTTTCTCGTAAACCAAGGAGGCACGTCCTCGGGGAAGACATACACCATCATGCAGCGTCTTATAGTGCTTTCTTTTGAACACCCCATGGCAATTATCACGGTGTGCGGTCAAGACCTCCCGAACTTGAAAGTGGGAGCCATGCGAGACCTCGACACCATCCTGCACACAAGGGCAGAGCTGCTGGACTGGTTCAAGAACAACAAGAGCGACAGCAGCTACCGAGGAAAGAACGGCTCCATCATCGAGTTCAAGAGTTATCAAGATGCGCAGGACGCAAAGAACGGTAAGCGAGACTATCTGTTTGTTAACGAGGCGAACGGTGTGCCCTACGAAGTGTTTTGGCAGCTTGCCATCCGAACCCGAAAGCAGGTGTTCATCGACTACAACCCAAGTGCAAGGTTTTGGGTGCACAACAACATCATCGGAAGGGATGATTGCAGATTGATTCTGAGCGACCACCGAAACAACCGATTCCTGACTGAGCAGGAGCACAAGAAAATTGAAGAGATTGACGACCCCGAACTTTGGCGAGTTTACGCAAGAGGACTGACCGGAAAGATAACCGGGCTTATCTTCACAAACTGGGGCATCGTTGACAAGCTGCCACCAAGGGATGAGTGGAAGATGGAATGCAGGGGTATGGACTTCGGATTCACCAACGACCCAACTGCGCTGGAGCACGTTATATTGGCGCACGGAGAGTTATGGGTGGACGAAGAAATCTACCAGCCTGGAATGACGAACGATGACATCGCAGACCGATGCAAGGAACAAGGACGGACGAAACGAGACCTTATCATTGCGGATTCGGCAGAGCCTAAGAGCATTCAGGAGATACACAACCGAGGGCTGTGGATAATCGGCAGCACCAAGGGAGCGGACAGTATCAACAACGGTATCGACATCTTGAAGCGTTTCCGCATCAACATAACAAGACGCAGCCACGGCATCATCGGGAACATGCAGCAATACAAGTGGAAGAAGTCAAGGGATGGAGAGACCACGAACCAGCCTATAGACGCATTCAACCACGGCATAGACGCAATACGATACGTAGCCTTGAAGAAGTTATCCGTAGCGAGCCACGGAACGGCTAGGGCGCATGTATTAAGGCAAAGATAACGACAAAAATATAAAGCGTATGGATAATAACACTACATTCAAGTACTGGCTGGCAGTTGCTAGGCACACCAGCTATAAAATCGGCAAGCAGCCACGACCAGCTTTCGTTGGAGGAAAGCAAGTGCCCGACAATCTCAACCAGCTATCCATCGGGCAGCTGATAGACCTTTCCCAGCTATCAGACAGCGAGGAAAGTCTGTATCAGATAGTGACAACCGTCCTCGGTCTGAGCCACAAGGAAGTGGAGCAGGCTAGGGCGGTTGATGTCGTTATGCTCATCGGCTGGGTAACAGCAGAGGTCGAGCGCATCAACAAGCTCTTCGAGAGCACAGACACAGCGAAGCCAACGAGACTGGAGAAGGAGGCAGGCATCGATACCCTGCGGTTCGGACTGTTCGGCATGCTGGACTGGTATGCGGTAAGGATGGGCATCAGCGACCACGACCAGGTTCTGAAAACACCATGGCTTCGCATCTACAAGTGCATGGAAATGGACAACAAGAGAAGCGTGTACGAGCGGAACCTGCAGAAGTTGCAAGCGGAAGAAATGAAACGTAAATCTAGATAATTATGGCAACAATCAGAGAAACATTAAAGCAGCTGGCAGCAGACACGCTACCAGACTACACCTACCTATTTGAGGACTGGGACACAGCAGACACCAAGCTGGAGAAACTGAACTATCCGGCAATCGTCTGCATCATACCAGCAAGCGGCACGACAGAGATACGAAACGGCAGGGTATACGACACCGTGAACGTTGCCCTGGCTTATCTCGACACCGTACCGAGGGCAGCGGAGGGAGAAGAAAACGGAGAGTGCATCGACCGAATGAAGGTGGCAGGGGCAAGGATGATACGAGCCATCAACCAGTCGCACCAGTTCGAACCATTGGAAGGGCAGCAGTACTACGAGACCATCATCGAGCGTTTGAGCACGATCGTTTCGGGCGTGATGTACTCCCTGCAACTGACACAGAGCATAGGAGGGTGTGAGGTATGAGCAAGGGAGGCATTCAATTCGACCCCAAGGCGGCATCGCTCATCATGCGTGAGGAAGTGGAGAGAGCACGGCAGCTTATCATCAACCACATACGTATCAACGGACAGGACGCATCAGGGCGAACGATAGCGAGCCTAAAGGTGGAGCAGCCCAGCGAGGACGAAACCATCCTATGGGGACACAAGCCATTCGGGGTTCTCGAGACCGGACGAAGGGCAGGAAAGATACCATACGGCTTCCGTGGCATCATCCGGCAGTGGATGAAGGACAAGGGACTGCATGGCAGACCTATCCCCTACAAGACCCAGCGGCAGCACAAGTATACACCACAAGAGCGTGGCGACATGAGCATGGCAGGAGCCATCGCCCACACCATCGCCAACAAGGGTTCTAAACTGCACCGGACTGGCGGCAGGGCTGACGTATACAGCAACGTTGTGCCCGACACAATGAAGCGGCTGGGGCAGCGACTTATTTTCTTAATCCACCAGTCGGTGGGAAGTATCAAACTAAATAATGAGACGGTATGAGACAGACAGTGAACAACGGATATTCTTTTTTTTACCCCGATGAAGTATACTTTGCATTTTTGCCTTGCATTATCAAAGCAAGTGGAAGTAACCTTTCGTGGATTGAGGTAATAATCAGATGTGGCAACAAGGAACGAGCCTACAATGTGGAGGCGTTCAACGGTGAGTGCATAACAGACTTCAAGACATACGTGCAAGCTCTTTTTGACGGACGTATCAATGCAGCCTATGATTGGACAATAAGCTATGACTCCAGCGTTCTAAACATTCTAGTTGGCATCGAGGTCAACGCATACGATGACAGAGACGAACAGCTTGCGAGCATCGATTTCACCACGAACATGGTTTGGGGCGCACCAAAGTATGGGGAGAACTGGAACGGCTACAAACGGCTTACATGGTTTACTCATTATCCGTTCTCCTTTGGCATATACTTAAGCAGGTTGAACACCAAACTACTAATCGGTTACGAGGGAGCACCCAATAAGCTACTGGAGATTCCGACTTACGGTATGATGGACTTCAACGCAGACACATTGCCGAGTGGTGCAAAATACTGGAACATATACGATTATGATGGAGAGATTCAGCAGGGAACGTTTGACAATACTTTCGACCTTACTTTCAGATTAACCACCGGAGGTAAGCAGTCACTATTGTTACGCATCGACAGAGACGATGCTGAGAGTGGTATCTATCTGCGTTGGATTGACCGGCACGGATTCATCCGCTATTGGCTCTTTGCGGCTGGGGAGGAAACGAGGGAGATAGCAAGCGACCTGAGTTTCATACGCAACAATTTAGCCGATTATCTATACGGCTACTATGGCGATAATGGAAGAAGGCAGGGATACGAGCGTACGGATTCAATCAAACTTTGTGCTCCGTTGGTTGACAGTGATACGTTCGATATGCTACAAGACCTAGCCAGCAGCCCGGTCGTTGACATGTACCTAGGGGGAGACTGGACGCAAGAGGAAGACATGTGGATGAGCGTAACAATCAAGGCAGGAAGCTACACGAAGAGCACAGCTTGCTTGCAGGATTTCGTGTGCGAAATGATTATTAACAACATTAACGTTCAGAGACTATGATAGACCAGCAACTTTACATTGACGGTGTTTTGATGGACTTGCCGGAGAACACCGATGTGGTGCTCGACATCAAGAGCAACCTTTTTCGTGACGTCACGAAAATGACCTCGAACTACACGTACACCATCCAGTTGCCACGGACGGTGCACAACCTTTCAGTTTTGCAGCAAGCGGATAGACCGAAGAGCGGCAGCAGATACCCCTATATTTTCCATAAGTGCAGTTATTTCCGTGGTGGTGTGGAAATTATCAAGGACGGACGCTTGAACGTTCTGAGCATCGAGGAAAATGTTGAGGTCTCAATCTATTGGGGTATAATGCCAGCGTTCACGAAGCTACTAGAGAGCGGAATGAAACTGAACGAACTGGGAGTGACAGACAGAGTGCTTTTTGAAAAGTACAACACTCCAAACACCAGGGAGGAAGCCGTGAGCAATGGGATATTCTTTGCTTATTACAATCCATACCGAATTGAGAGCAAAGATAACTTTGGCATTAATTTGGTGCAGAGGAATAAATATACCACGACACAATACTCGCCTAGCCGTGGACGCATCAGAACAGGTACAGAGGTCGGAAAGTATATAAGCGGAAATATAGAGAGCGCATCGAACATGATCTGTGCTCTTATCCCTTTCTTGCCATCATCAACGGCAAAGGTGCAAGCGCAAGGAAAGGGCGATTACAGAAGCTATGCAGTACTGGATAAGTACATGCGGGTTATATCCGTGAGCGGAGAAGATGAGACGCTGGAAGTATACACCATCAGAGGAGAGGCTAGAGCTGCATACCTCGTAGTGAATGCACCTGCCGAATATTACAGCACTCTGTCGCTATCAGTTACCGGGCTGACACCTATGCACGAAATGATAGATGGCGATAATAAGGAGGATTTCGTAGGCGATGATGTGGCGGTGGATGAATATAAAACGTCCCCAAAATTCTTGCAGCCATGTGTGACCGTAAACTGGCTATTGTCAAGGATAGCGAGGAAGTCGGGCGTATCTTTCGTTTGGCAGGATGATGAAGCAAAGAAGATGTTGAACAACCTCGTTGTGCCTATAATCAACAACAAGGCAGACGACAAGACAATCATCGGTAATCTGACCGCAGACGTTAAGAGCCGTGACGGACTGGGAGCACTTTCCTTTTCCGTCAACAACTCATTGACGTCAGTCACACCAAGCACTGGCAGCGATGTACAGAAACTGACGATAACGAAGGATTGCGAACTGACCTTTGATGTGCAAGTGCAATACTACGTCAGACATCAGTTTGAAGACGCAGCGGAGATTCAGTTGCCTATGGGCGTGAAAATGACCGTAACAACACCAAGTACCACCGGAGGTGAGGCATCCACGCAGGAATACGAGTTCGGAGATTTGAAGTACGAGGATGGACAGGTTAAGTACCCGGTCGTACTACGCAGATATGCTATCGATGGCTATCTTTATTTGCTTTCGGCAGGGACAAACACTATATCGCTAAAGAAGGACGATGTACTGACGTTTGAGACTATCATGCACGGAATAAACACAGTCAACATGCCTTCCGTTTATGGCGGCAAAATCACTGCGAGCGTCAAGAGTGGGGACAGCGTTCCGATTGGTGGAAGTTTCCCTATCGGCATAAACCTGCCTGAAATCGAGGTAACAAACTTCATTAAGTTTTTGGCTTTGATAACTGGCTCATTCCCTAGACAGCTGACAAATAGCACGCAAGTACAGTTCGTTATGTTTTCCAGCGTCTGGAGCAACAAGGCGAACGCCTACGACTGGAGCGGAAAACTCATTCCGTATGACCGCCAAGGTGCACCACGAAAAAGCGAGTATTCCGTTTCAGACTTCATGCAACACAACCGCTACAAGTGGAAGGAAGACGAAGAGACAACCGGGGACTATGATGCAGACCTCGCAATCAGCAACCAGACTTTGGACTATGAGCAGGACACGTGGACGCTACCTTTTGCAGCCAGCGATGACAACCGCATACCGATAAGAACACTGGATTCTTTCGGCATGAAGAATGGTGGAGAGTATAAGGGATGCAAGGAGCGAATAATGACGCTTAGGGATGATAAGGAGCAAGCGGCACTGCGATTCGGTATTGACCTTCAGAACATCTTCGATACGAAGTACAAGCAGCTTACAGCAAGCATCGCCAATGCGCACGTAATCACAGAGCGGCTCAATCTTTCGGACTTGGATATTCTGGATTTTGACGAAACGAAGCCAGTGTACCTTGCCCAGTACGGAGCGTATTTTGCGGTTTTAGAAATCAAGACAACAAACAGCGGATATTGCGAGGTTACAATGATAGAATTGAACAACTAAAAAGAAAGAACTATGGTAAGTGAAGACAAACAGCAGATTCTTGACATAAAAGTCAAGTACGAGGATGCAATCTATGGCATCATCAGATACAAAGAGAAGATAGACCAGCTAAAGGCAAGCATCAAGGACTTGCAGCAGCAGGAAAAAGACAAGACCATCACGACCAACGAGATGAAGGTGCAGACGGAAGCCATCAACGCAACCATCAAGGAGTATCAGTACAACGTGCGCACCTTGCGGAAGGAGATCCAGAACAACGTGCGCACAGAGAACGAGCAGGAAGGCAGCTTGAAGCAGCTGCGTGCCCAGCTTTCCAATGCCACCAAGGCTTACGATGAGATGAGCCGTGCCGAGCGTGATAGTTCCAAGGGTCAGGAGATGCAGGAACATATCCAAGACTTGATAGAGGAGCTGAAAGAGGCTGAGGAGGCTACTGGAAGATTCCAGCGCAGTGTCGGCAGCTATTACGATTCCATGATGAAGGCGGCTGACGACCTGCAGAACACCGAGTTTTTCGGTTTTGATGTTGTTAATGATACTGGAATCGGAAAGGTTATGGAAATGGGAAAGTCCGTGGAAGACCTAAGGGTAAAGTTTGGTGCGTTGAAAAATACGGCTCTTTCCTTATTGACCAACCCTTATTTCCTCGCCATGGCAGGTGTGGCTGGTGTCGGAATGGCTTTCAAATGGTTCTATGACTACAACAAGGGCATAGAGGAAGCCACACGCAAGACCATGCAGTTCACTGGGCTTTTCGGTGACGAAATGAAATCAGTGAGAAATCAAGCCTTGGCAATCAGCGAGACGTTTGGCGTGGATTTTGGCGAAACCTTGCAATCCGCAAATGTAATGAGCAAGCAGTTTGGCATAAGTGTATCAGAATCGCTAAAGCTCTTGCAAGATGGCTTTGTGGCTGGTGCGAATGCTAGTGATGGGTTCCTAGAGAACGTGAAGGAATACCCAACGTACCTGAAGGAGGCTGGATTGAATGCGGAGCAATTCGTGGCAATTTCAACCAACGCCACCAAGCAGGGAATATTCTCTGATAAGGGTCTTGACACCATCAAGGAGGGTAATCTTAGACTTCGAGAGATGACTACCGCAACAGCAGCCGCATTGGATGGCATAGGTATATCAAGCAAGAAAGTTCAGAAAGAACTGCAAAACGGTAGCAAGACCACATTCGACATCATGCAGGAGGTCGGTAACAAGCTAAAGGAGTTCCCTGCTTCATCAGCCAAGGTAGGAACAGCCATCGCAGATATATTTGGAGGTCCTGGCGAGGATGCAGGACTAAAGTACATCGAGACCCTCGGAGACATTGAGATGAACATGGATAAGGTCAAGGAACAATCCGGTGATGTTGCCAAGGCTCAGGAAAAGCAGGTGGAAGCCAACAAGCGTTTGAAGGATACCGCAAGTGCACTCTTTGACGTTACTGGTGGCGGCTTTGAAATGATGAAGGCTCAGGCGGCAACATTCGTGAGCAACCATCTAACGAAACTATTGAGGGCTATCATCAACCTTTATAACCAAAGCGTGGCATTTAGGGGATTAATTCAGTTGATAGGCTTTGCGTTTAAGTCTGTCGGGCAAGTTGCCTTGCTTGCCTTCAACATCATCATAGATGCCATTAAGCTTGTTGCAAGACCAGTGAGGGGACTGTTGCAGATGTTTGAGGGCTTTTTCTCCTTTGACGTAAAGCAGATGCGAGACGGCTTCAACTCCATCTTTTCGGGTCTTGGCAATACCGTGAAGGAGGCTTGGGGAGACTTGAAGAAATTCGGCAGCGGAATGGCTGATGCAATCGTGGGTGGCATGAAGAATACTTTTAACCATGCTAACATCAAGATACCAGTCAGCGCAGATGCGCCATCCATAGCGACCGCCACAACCGACAATACAAAGCTCAAGGATGGCACTAATATCGCCAGCACTACCCCTAAGACCAAGAAGGAGAAGGCAGCAGCCGACAAGGCGGCAAAGGAGGAAGCCGAGCGCAGGAAGAAGCAGGAAAAGGAATTGCAGGAAGCGATTGCGCTTATACAGTACAAGTACAACGAGCAGGTAATGGACGCAAAGAAGCGATACCTTGCAGGCATGTACGACAACGAGCGAGACTACAGCAACGACCTCGAACAGCTGGAGAAGAACATGGTGGCTAGGAGCATTGACGCATACGTGGCGGCTGGTGAGATAGGAGCGGAAAAGGCGCAGGAAATGCAAGCAAAACTTCTCGACATCATGATAAAGGCGAAAGCGGACTTGAAGAACCAAGCAAAGGAGATTGTGGACGAACTCAACAAGGAGTTCGAGGACGCAGAGAAGGCACGCAAGGATGCGGACATCATGAACGGTGGCACTGGAGAGGAAGACGATACAGCCAAGCTGGAGAGATACAAGGCTTTCCTGGAGCAGAAGCTAGCAACGACACAAGAGAATGTTGAAGCGCAGAAGCAGCTACAGCAGGAACTGCACGATACGACTTTGCAGTTGCAAGCTGACGAAAACAAAAACAAGCAACAGAAACTTCAAGAACAGAACCAAATGATAGCCGATTATATCTTGGCAATTGGTGATGGGTTGGCTGCGTTTTTTGAGAGCCAGGATCTGACTTTCCATAATTTCCTCAAAACCATGCTGACAACCTACCTAGATGCGATAGAGAAGCAAATGACTGCGACTTACGTGGAAATTCTTTCAACTAGCATTGCAAAGAGCGGATGGGCAGGAGTTGCGAGTGCAGCAGCCAAGCTTGCTTTAATCAAGGCAGCGTTTGCAGCAGCCAAGGCAGCAATAAAAGGCTTCTCCACTGGTGGCTACGTCCAAGGCTCGGGCACTGGAACCAGCGACAGCATCCCGGCAAGGCTTTCCAATGGCGAGAGCGTAATGACCGCCAAGGCGACTTCGATGTTCAGCCCTATATTATCCGCATTCAACCAGCTAGGCGGTGGTGTGCCTATCGTAGTAAACAACGGAGGCAGCAACATCGGCATGGATATGCTGGCGGCAGCTGTAGCAAGAGGGTATCAGATGGCTCCTCAGCCAGTAGTGAGCGTGGAGGAGATAAACCGCACCCAGCGGAGAGTGCAGACGATAGAGAATATCGGCAGGCTCTAAGGGTTACAGTTATTTTATCAAGATTTGCGTTCTGAGCGGTTTTCACTTAAAGGTGGTAAAGTTACACACCAAAGGTAATAAAAGCCGCTTAGAGCGCAAAATTTTGGCTTGTTTAGAAAAATTAACTGCTTACGAGATAAACATATATAAAAATATCGTATCTTTGCAGCGTTTTAAAACTTAAAAAATCACGATTCAATGGCAAAACTCAGAATATACAACGACATCGACTGCCAAGACAACAAGTTCTGGTATCAATGGTGGGGAGGTGATTGCGTATGCTTTCAAGACATAGATGCTTTTGCGGCAAGCATACCGAAAGACGATGACACCATCGATATGCGCATCTTCTGCAATGGCGGCTCTGTGGTCGAAGGTTGGGCGATATACGACCGACTGCGGCAGAGCGGCAAGAAGATTTCCTGCACCGTTGAGGGCAAGGCAGCATCCATGGCAACAATCATCATGCTCGCAGCACCAAAGGAGAGCCGCAAGGCATACGAGAACGCTGCATTCCTTCTGCACAATCCGTGGGTTCCTGGCTGGGGGTTGGGCGACCAGCTGAACGCAAAGGACTTGAAGAACCTGGGCGAGGAAATGCAGATGTGGCAGGATAAGATGGTGGACGCATACGTAGAGCGGTGCGAGTGCGATAGGGAAGAGATACAAGCCTTGATGGATAAGGACATCTTCATCAACACCAGCGAGGCTTTGCGCCTAGGTCTTATCAGCAGCACCATTGTACCACTCAGCGCAAGCGCATCAAAACGCAACATAGAAAATTTTATCAATTCAAAACAACAAAATCCAAAAGCAATGGAGAAAAAGACAGAAGTAAAGGCTTCTCTCCTCGACCAGATTCTCGCCAAGTTGGGCGTGAAGACCCTGGAGGAAGCAGAGCAGGCGGTGGCAGAGCCACAAGCCAAGGCAGAGCCAAAGGCGATGGAACTCAACACAGCAGACGGACAGACACTGACCGTTGAGCGTGAAGAGGGAGATCCACAAGTTGGCGACAAGGCAAGTCCGGACGGAACATTCGAGATGCCGGACGGTAAGACAATTGTTGTCGAGGACGGTGTAATTACCGACATTCAGACCGCAGGCAATGAAGGCAATGAAGGCAATGAAGGCGGTGAAGGCGGCAGCGCATCAAGCACCGACGACACCTTAGCCAAGTTGAAGCAGCAGGTAGCAGCACTCAAACAGCAGTTGAACGACACCAAGGCACAGCTGGCAGGCGCACAGAAACTCGCAAAGAGCAAGGAAGACATGCGCATCCTGAATGCCGTGAAGATGGCAGGCGGTGCTGAGAAGGTGTTGGCAGGCTACAGCAGCCACTACCAGCCAGCGCAGCGACAGCCAAGCGGCAAGGGCGCAGGCGACAACGTGAACGCTGTCGAGGAAGGCAAGAACGCCATCAAGGAGAGACTTGCCAAGCTCCACAAAAAGGGCAAGAAATAATCAAGTATTAACCCATTAAATCAAAAGAAAATAATGGCAGGATTTACAAAACAGCAGCTTGAGAACCTTAAACTCGAGCCAGAAAACCTCGCAAGCATCAAGGATGCCGTGCAGGAAACCTTCTACAACGATGAAGATTTCTCTTCATTCGTGAACATTCAGAAGGTCAAAGAGAAAGACCCTATCGCTCTTCTCGGAGAGATGGAAATGGTCGGTAAGAAGGGGGGCGGTTGCGACCCTACCTATGAGGAGAAGGGTATCGCAAATTCTCAGAAGCGTTGGGAACTCGGACAGTGGGAGATTCCTATTAAGATTTGCTACGAGGCATTGAAGGGAACCATCGCTGAGTATTCATTGAAGACTGGTACAGCCATTGGCGACCTCACCAGCACCGACTTTATGACAATCTATGCAGATGCACTCCAGCGAGCCATGGAGCAGATGATTTGGCGTTTCGGCTGGCTTGGCGACAAGGAAGCAGCACTGGCAAGTGAAGAAGGTGGCGGTGGCGGCAAGCTGACAGCAGGCTTAGATGTCAGTAATTTCAACGTCTGCGATGGTCTGTTCAAGCGCATCTTTACAGCCACAGCGACCAAACATACCGCCATCGCAGCCAACAGCGAAACCACGGCAGCATTGCAGATTTCTGCATTGCGCAAGAGTGGTGCGGCTACTACACTTGTAGACACCATTTTGATGGATGCAGACACACGTATCGTTGACGACAGCGATGCCGTATTGCTCATGACACGCTCGCTTGCTGACGCATTGACCTACGACCTCAAGAAGACCTACCACGACATTATGCCATGGGAGAAGTTGTTCGATGGCTTCGAAGTAGCGACCTACAACGGAGTGAAGATTGCACGTGTCGGCATCTGGGACAGAATGATTAAAGCATACGAGAAGGGCGCAACGACAGTCAACCTTCCACACCGTGCGGTATTCTGCAACCCTAAGCACCTTATGATTGGTACAGACGCAGACAATCTCATCAGCGACCTCGACATCTGGTTCGACCAGAAGGAGCGCAGAAACTATCTCTATGCTACTGGTAAGATTGGAACGGCTCTCCTCGAAGAGGGCATGATCCATGCAGCTTACTAATCGCTCCAAATTTTCAGTTTAGTATTAAGTTATTTTGACAATCCTCAACACCCACAAAACGGTGTTGGGGATATAACAATTAAAAACGAATTAATATGGCAACAACTTGCGAGAGCCTTATCGCTCAGGACATCATCATCCCTTGCGAAGACCAAGTAACAAAGGGACTGGAGGGCGATGGACTTATCATCAACCGAGACGACATCGACTTCACCAAGTCCGTTGTAGCGGGCAATATAATTAAAACATTAGTTTTGAAAACTGGCAAGAAAGCATACGCTATCCGGCAGGAAGGCAGCAAGCCATTCACTGGAACCAAGACCGAGCTGACCGTTGGCACGTATCGCAACAGCTGGAAGAATACCGTAGCAGTCGTGGTATTGGCAAACACACCTGACGTTTGCGCAAATATCATTGACGGACTGGCGAACGGAAAGTTCGTTATCATCCTGCGCAACCTCTCTAAGGGAGCGGACGGAAATGCAGAGTATCAGGTGTTCGGATATGCGCAGGCACTGAAGGCAAGCGCAGGCGAGAACGACAAGTACTCAGACGATACCGAGGGCGGCTGGCTTATCACGCTGGAAGAGGAGAGCGTACCAAAGGCAGCTTACTTCTTCTTTGACACCGACAGCGAGACAACAGCAGCCAAGTATCAGAGCCTTCTGACGGAAGCAGCAGCGTAGCCTATGACATACAAGGAAGCAACAGCCAAGGTCGGGGAGTTGAAGGCACGTTTCGACAGTCCCTTTGATGCAACTGACAAGGCAGTTATAGAAACTCTATATTTCGAGGTAACACGCAAGCGTTTTGTTCCGACAACCTGCCAGCAGTGTTACCACGATGCTTTAATCGAAATTTATCTAAAACTCAAAAAAGAAAAGGCAATGCCAAAAACATGTAATTACGCAATGAAGGCAGGTTTTATCATTTCCTGCCCGGACTTCTACCATGGTAAGATTTTCACGAACGAGAACCTGACCGACAAGGTAGCGCATGAATATCTGACGAAGTACCCACACATGGAAAGCTACTTTCAGAAGATACCCAGCGATGAACTCATCGAGAACAAGCAGCCGCCAGCAGGCAGCGACAGCGGTGCAGATGATACCACCGGGAAAGATCCTGCCGAAAAAGCAGCAGGCAGCGACAAGAAGAAAGACCTCGACCAAACCGAAAAAGCAGGCAAGGAAGAGTAACAAAACAACAAGTAAAACGACACAAGCAATATGAACGTTAAGACAGTTAAAAAGCCAAAGCGAAGAGTTGATATTGGCTACGTCAGCCGATTCAAGATGCAGGCATACGGATATGATAATCTATATCCGCAGAACCTCGCACGCATCACGGAAGCAAGCGGAACGGCAATGCTGTGCCTTAACCGCTACGCCCGATTTATTGAGGGCTACGGCTTTGATAGCGACATTCTAGCATCGTTGGCGATGAACCCACAAGGGGACACGGCAGACGATTTGCTCCGGAACGTAGCGCAAGACCTCGCACGCTTTGGAGGCTTTGCCCTTCACGTAAACTACAACGTTCTAGGGCAGGTGTCGAGCGTGAGCCACGTACCATTTGAGAACTGCCGCCTTGAAGAGACGGACGACAAAGGGAACGTGGCGCACGTCTTGCTGCATCCAGACTGGGAACAGAAAAAAACGAGGAACGGAAAGCGGTTGATGGTGAACGAGAAGACTATTGAGCGCATCAACGTTTTCAATCCCAATCCCGACATCGTTCTTGAACAGATTGAGAACGCTGGCGGCATCGACAGCTACAAGGGGCAGGTTCTGTGGATGAGCCTAGACGGAAAGTTCATCTATCCGACAGCCAGCTACGATTCAGCCATTACGGAGATTTCGACCGATGAGGGACTGGGAAACGTGAAGATGCGAAACGTCCGCAATAACTTCCTCGTATCGTGCATGCTCGTAACAAAAAAGGGCGTTCCAAAGTTCGATGAGAATGGCGAAGAGGTGGAGAGCGGACAGATGATTTCCGATGAAGACCTTTTGCAGTTCCAAGGGGACGAGAACACAGCGAAGATTCTAGCTGTAGAGGTGGAGAACGAGGAAGACGAACCGAAGGTTGTCGCCTTCCCGACAAAAAACTTCGACAAGGAGTTTTCTGTGACCGACAGCAGCGTTATCGAGCGCATCTACGCACAGTTCCACCAAGAACTCTTCTACTCCATCCGTATTGGCAAGCTGGGATTCAGCGGACAAGTGATGCAGGATGCCTACGAGTACTATGCAGGCGAAGTGACAACCGAGCAGCGTTTCATCGAGCGAGCCTTTAAGAAGATTTTTAAGAACTGGCAAGACCCAGCCATTCAGAACCTAGACCCCAAGCTACAGCCGTTGAAGTATATCAGCAGCGAGGTGGCAGGGAACAACACGATAGATTGATTGAGCCTATGGGAGAACAGAGAAAACAACTTATCACGGTTGATCAGTTCCGAGAACTGGCACGACCGACCAGCACACACCTAGATGAGGATGAAGTGAACGCATACATTCGGGAATGCGAAGATGCGAACATCATACCAGCCATCGGGTATGAGCGGTTCAAGGCAGCGACCGAGCAGGGAGAGTGGGGCGATTCAGTATTGCCCGATTTCCAGCCTGCAACTTTCCTGGACGGTGGCGAATACACCACCAAGAAGAATGGAGATTGCAGCCAAGAAGAAACCAAGGTGCAGAAGTACACCAGCGGAATACGCAAAGCACTCGCTTATTTCACGTATGCGAGGCTTTTTCGTGCCGATGGCACAATTATAAGCCGAGCAGGTGGAATGCGCCACAGAGACGATTATTCAGACCATGTTCAAGATTTGTCGAACAACAAGCAATACAACGACATCATGGACATGGCAGAAAGATATTTATCAGATGCACTCGAATATCTCAAGGCATTCACCTCGAAAGGAGAAGTGAAGGCACAGCGAGGAACAAGGGCACACATTCACGCAATAGGAAACTAAAAGCACATAAGGCATGAACGAGGATATTCAAAAAATGCTCCGTATGGCAGAGCTGATACGAGACGCAACGCAGGCTGGGGAGAACACAGCGGTGCGTGTCGGCACGGAAATTTACGACATCGTTGTCGAGTTAAACAAGATGCTCGCTATGATGGACGATAAACTGGAGAACGATGCGGTCGTTAAGATTATCAAGAGTGAACTCGCCAAGATAACAATAACGGAAGCGCAAATTGCTGATGGGGCGATAACGGCAGCGAAGCTTGCCGATGGCTCTGTAAAGAACAGACACCTAGCATCCAATTGTGTGACCTCAGATAAAATACAACCGGGAGCGGTCAAACACGACCATCTGACTGAGAACTGTATATCAACTGGAAATATTAGAGACGGCAGCGTGACAGCAAAAAAACTCGGCACGGACATCTACAAGGATATTTCAAACAGAGTGACCGACATCGTGACGAAGGACTTCCCTCCAGCAATCACGGAGGAACAGATAACAGATATTACTAGTAAATAACAATTTAAAACAATAGATTATGCAATTTTTAGACGCAATAGGACTTGCTTCCTTTTGGGAGAAGATTAAGGACTGGGTTAATGCTAGTTTTTTTAGCAAAGAAGGTGGTGAGATTAGCCCTAAAACCGGTTTGCGGTATTCGATTAACGGAGAACACCTAGGTATAACAATAAGTGGTAATGAAAATGAAACTATAGACATTTTCGATGTGGATGAAAATGGAATGGAAGCTATAGCTATCGTGAAGACTGGTGGCACTGCAACCCAAGTGTTGATGGCAGACGGAAGTGTGAGAACTTTGAATGCAGCCAACGGCATTTGTGGACTTGATGCCAACGGAAGAATCCCGCTCGCACAACTTGGCAACCTCGATACATCTTTGTTCAAGTTGGTAACCAGCCTTCCTTCATCGGGCGAGAGTAACAAGATATACATCGTTAAGGACGGAAGCGATGCCAACGATGTGTATCAAGAGTATTACTATACCAATGGTGCGTGGGAAAAAATCGGTACTCACACCGTGAAGGTCGATTTAACGCCTTACGCCAAAAAGACGGAAGCGGTAATAAATATGGATTTCAGAGGTGTAGCATCCGATGGGTCATCTACTACAAACACTTCAATTCGAAATCTTGTATATACACTAGGTGATGGGAGGGTGAAAGTAGCGGATGTACCTCTTGCTGAACCCAGAACTACTGGGGGAAGACCTTATGCTGGTCAAAACGGCTTCATGAGAGCCTCCGATAAGGCTAAGCTAGATGGCATTGCGGATGGTGCAAACAATTACACCCTGCCTACTGCCAGTGCATCGGTGTTGGGTGGTATTCTTATAGGTTATGGTACAAGTGGTCGTAATTATGCCGTCCTTCTAGATGGAAGCGGCAAGGCATACGTTAACGTTCCATGGACTGACACGAACACCACCTACGACTTGTCGCCTTATGCTAAGACGGCAGACGTAAATGTAGCTCTATCAAAGAAGGTTGACGTGGTAAGCGGAAAGGGGCTTTCGACCGAAGACTTCACGGCAGCACTCAAAACCAAGTTGAACGGCATCGCCACTGGTGCAACTGCGGACAGCGCAATCCCAATATCGGTAATTGATGCATTAAATTAGAAAGGAGGTTTGTATGAATTTCTTAGATGAAAGTGGAATAAAGAAGCTTTGGACGAAAATAAAATCGTATGTAAAAAATAACTATCTCCCGATTGTGTCGAAAGGTCGTGTCACCCCTAATCTTGTGCTGCAATTCCTTTCGATAGGAAATGATAACGAGATAAATGGCACGACGTACGATAGTGCTGGTAATGTATTTTATAACAATCAAGTCCACATTAATTATACAAGTAGTGGATTTGTAACGCTCGCTTATGGTGGTGGTTATGTTGTCGTACGCGGTCGCGAAAGACTTATGGGTGCTGCTTTATCCGTGCATGGAAGCATCGCGGCATCAGGTTCCATCTCGGGCAACACATCTTCCGATGAACGCTTGAAGGAGAATATCAAGGATATTGATTGCTTGAGCATCATTAATTCGATGGGTGGAACGAAGGCGTTTACGTACAAGGAGAACGGAGAGAAGAGCATCGGCTTCATCGCCCAAAATGTACGAAACTGCGAGTTCATGAAAGGTATCGTAACCGAGGATAAGGACGGCTACCTTGGCATTAATTATTGGGATCCAAAACTCGTTTCTGTATCCTTCGGTGCAATCGAGCAACTACAAGGCAAGATTGCAGAACTGGAGAAGAAACTTTCCGAGTTGCAGGGCACTGAGGTAAGCTAGGACAACAATATTCGGCTGGAAATATATACAATAATTTCGAAAAATAATATAATTGATGAATGACAAGGAGAAAGAACTATGGCGAGTTATAGACAACGTAATCAAGTGTTGCGCCATCGAACTGCCGAACGGAGAATTGAGTATTACGAGGGAAGACGTTCTCGGCAAATCGAGAGCCGAAAATCTCGTAATGACACGATGTATGGTTGTTGAACAGATGATACACGCAGGATTCAGCATAACGACCACTGCGACCGTATTAAACCGCACCGTTGCAGCAGTGAGACATCTGTGCAAGATGGCTTACACATACCTCAGCACTTCTCGAGTTTATCGACTTGCCACGGCACAAGCGACCTTGCTAAACAAGGACGTTGAGCCGATTTGTGTTTAATCAAGAAACAAAAAGAAAATAACAAAAAGCGTTCTTTTAAAATAATTCGATAAATACCCCTGCACTAACTTTTTGGAGCGAGCCAAAAATCAGAGTAACTTTGCAGCGGATTCCAATATTTGGCTTCCGTAACGTAATTAACTCAAAATTTTATGGCAGACACAATCGAGAAAGTTTATTGCACTGGGGACGGTGGCAATGACAACCTAGCAGCAGCGTTGCTCGCTAGAGGTAGAGACAATGATCCAGCGACTATGCTGGCAGCAATGAACGGTGGTATGGGCAACTGGATGAATAACCCGTTTGCCTATATGATGATGATGGCTTGGATGCGAGACTGGAATAACCGTGGCGGCAATTTGCAGGACACGGAATTGCAGAATCAGATTGCGAGCCTTCGCACACAGATGCAGGACGGCAATAATACGGCTCTCCTGATGGACGCAGTGAAGGGCAACAACGTTGCTCTTGGTCAGCTGGCGCAGAATCTTAACTGCGATATGAACCAGCTGCAGAATGCAGTCTGTGGCGTGCAGGCAGCAATCCAAGATGTAGGCGGCAAGGTTGGTTTCAGCGCAGAGCGAGTAATCAACGCAGCGAACCTCGGAAACCTCAACATCATCCAGCAGTTGAAGGACTGCTGCTGCACCACGCAGCAGAACATCAATCGTATGGGCTACGAGAACCAGTTGGGGCAGAAGGACATCATCAACGCAATGCAGCGAGGATTCGATTTCAACAACCGCAGCATAGAGCGAGGCTTCTCGGCACTAGGCTATCAGATGCAGCAGGACAAGTGCGACATCATCCGCTCGAACCAAGACAACACCCAGCGCATCGTTGACGTTCTCAACAATCACTGGCATCAGGATTTGCAGCAGCGGTACAACGATGCACGCCTGGAGTTGAGCCAGCAGCGACAGAACGCTGAACTTATTGCAGCGTTGAAGACCACCACAACCACCACTGGTGCGTAGGCGGTCTGAACAAAATCTATCAAGGGGCAACTCGCTGTTCTATCAGTGAGACCCCTTTTTGTCTATTTATCGAATTATCTAAAAAGAGCGCATTATGGAATTTAAAAATATTCAGAGAAATCACCCGGTCTATCTGCTAGACAAGCAGACGGTGGAAGTTAAGGAAGGCAAGGTCGTAGACAACCAGCCGCACATCAACACTGGCATCGCAACCATTTCCAGCAGCGGACAGCCAATGCGAGACGTAACAATCGAGGTGGAGGGAAAGCAGACAATCTACACTATCCCCGAACACCTGGGAGTAACCTTTGCAGGCGAAACCGTACTGGCAACCGACAAGGCAGACCTTTTGCCAGAAGTCGGGAAATTGGTAAATGAAGCCGATGAGATAATCAAGGCATACGAGCCAAGCAAGGAGCGGAAAGCCAAGGGCGAAGAACTTCTTGCAGCTTTGAACCCGGCAATCAAGGAGAAGCAGGAAACCGAAAAGCGTTTCAAGGCACTTGAGGGCGATATAAGCGGCATTCGTGGCATGGTTAAACAGTTACTCGACAAACTAGGATAGGAGGGCGCACAATGAAGAAAATAATCGTTATGCGCCATTCCTGCGATAGAGAGGAAGAGCGACACCAGCACCAAGAGAGCGACATCATCCACGGCTTACCATACGAGAAGGCAGCAAAGGCACTCATGGGAGCCAGTGGGTACGTGGCATACGTTGCCAAGCACGGCTACCATTTCACGAAGCAGCTAGCAATCAAGGCAAGCGAGCAGATGAAGAACGTAGACGGAACGAGCCACCGTTGGACGGTAGACGAAATCCGGCTGGCGACAAACAACGAGATAATCTCAAAGGGTACGACCCTCGGGGATATTCTCTATTTGGCAAATATGGCTTATGCGGACTTCTACCCGAAGGTAATCAAGACCGAGAGCGACTGCGTACAGTATGCTATTGCCGTAGCCAGTGATCCGGACGGATACGAGGGTATGGCATTCTGCAGGTGGACGGCAGACATCATCGGAAAAGGTGTAACCATCGACTGGGAAAAATTGGAATAAACCAAAAAATAAATTGATATGAGCGAAGTATTTCACGATTTTCAGGTGCACCACCTTTATTTGTGCGCCCTAGTAATTTTTATCTGTTTCACGACAATTCTGATAGCGATGACAATTGACCTGATAGCAGGCATACAGAAGGCGAAGGAACTGCATGTTGCAAGAACGTCAACCGGATTGAAGAAGACGTGCGACAAGGCGAAGAAGTATTTCCCGACATTCGGTATTGCTTCGCTTATGGACGTGGCCACGTGTATTATTTCTCCCTTCCCTCTGTTCGCCATTGCCTGGACGGTGTATCTGCTCTTGTGCGAGTTTAAAAGCATCCGGGAGAAAGCATACGAGAAGGCAGAGATACGCAAGCAAGACCGTACGATGCAGGTGATCCTCGAGAACAAGGACGAAATTGCGAAGGCGGTTGTCGAGATTATGAAGGAAGAAAGGAAGAAAGGAGGAGATAATGAGGATAACTAGAGCGCAACTTATTAAGGTAATGCCAAATGCAGGCAGCAGAGCAGACACCTACCTTCCAATCATCAACGGATGGGCAGAGCATTTCCACATTAACACCCCACTGAGGATGGCTCATTATCTTGCGCAAATTGCGCACGAATCCGGCGAGCTCAGATACACCAAGGAACTGGCAAGCGGCAGAGCCTACGAGGGCAGGAAAGACCTCGGCAACACCCAGCAGGGCGATGGCGTGAAGTATAAGGGTAGGGGATTGATACAGATTACCGGGCGAGCCAACTATCGGAAGTATGCCAATTATTGCGGCTTCGATGTTGTGGGAAGTCCCGAACTTCTGGAGCGTTCTCTGGGAGCGACAAAATCCTCGATGTGGGTATTCGACACCTTCGGCTGCAATGAGTTGGCAGACCAAGACAACTTGAAGGCTATCCGCAGAAAGATAAACGGAGGGTACAACGGACTGGCAGCCTGCGAGAAGTATTTGAAGCGAGCCAAGGAAGCCTTGAAAATCAAGGTGCTTGCGTAATAAACACATCAATCAAACATTTCAAAGTATGGAAAATTCAAGAAAAGGGCGAAATTTGCGTTCTGTGGCGTTATTTCTCGCCATGTTTATAATTACCCCACTTTTGATTTTTGGCTGTTCCTGCGCTAAAACAGCGCAAAATAACACGATTTATCACGACAGCGCACACACCAGTGTAAGACGTGACAGCGTGAACCAGCGACAGATCCACTGGCAGGACACCAAGCAGCATGACAGCGTAATCAAGCATGACAGCGTGCTGGTGTACATCAAGGGCGACACTGTAATCAAAGAGCGGTGGCACAATCTTACGACCACCAGATGGAAGACGACAACCAAGACGGACACCATCGTGGGCGATATTTACACATTCGTGACCGACACCGTAAAGGTAAAGTATTACGTGACCCGATACAAGACCAAGGAGGTAGAGAAGCCAGCGAGTACATGGCATAAGATAAGATTATTCGCTGGCGATTGCGTATTGCTGTTCCTGGCAATCCTTGCAGTTTGCCGGATAAAGGAGCGCATCAAGAAGAGAGTTCAATAGGTTCAATCATAATATCAATTTTTAGAAGGGCAGGAAGCGCAGGAGAGCGTTTTTCTGCCCATTTTTTGTTTAAAGAACACTTTTCATTGAGAGAAAAGGGGTAGGGGATATGAGAGTTAGATTATATTCATTCTAGCTAATGCGTGCAGGTTGTTATTATATAGAGCGTGGAAAACGTACCGGAAACGTACCGAAAACGTACAGAAAACGACCGAAAACGTACCGAAAACGACCGGAAACGTACCGAAAACGACCGAACACGACCGAAAATAGCAGTGCTTACGACATAAACAGCCAATAAAAGTTAAAATATTAATATCTTTCGGGAAAAGTTTTGGTGGAACCGAAAAATATTAATATCTTTGCATCGTGTTTAGGAGATAAGCACAATAAACATTCAGTAACTAAGCCCTAGGCAACACGGTCAAGCCAACGAAA